GTGCTGCGCAAGACCCCCCAGGACTACTAGTACCCTCCCCCGTACGCTGGTACTTTCGCCCGTCCGCCGCCGTTTTCCGCGCGTGACACCCGATACACAGGCACTGCAGGTTCTCGATGTCCAGCCGCGCGCCGCCAGCCCGCAGCGGCACGATGTGATCCACCAGCCGAGAAGGCCGCACCTGGCACAGCTCACACACTGGGCGCTCGCGGCGCAGCATTTTGCTGAGACGCTCCCAGGTAGCGTCGTAGCCACGCGCGGTCGAGTCGGGCCGCGTGTCCGGTTGCCGTTGTCGGTCGCGCCTGGCGGCGATGACCAGCGGGCAGACCGAGGAATGCGCGGCGCGGCAGCGGGGACACCAGCGAGGCGGGGTGGTGGGCATGAAATTATTTTTGCACGGCGTGCATTTTTCTATTGCACATAGCATGGTTTGTGCAATTCTGTAGGTGTAGCCAGTTGCTACACAGGAGACAACGATGAATAGAAATTTCCACATTTTCTTCGACAACGGCGGCGGCATCACACTGCTCTTGGCCGATTACTGCCGGCACTACGACCGCGCCGACTGGGCGGCCAACGATGTGCGAGCGCTGCTGGGCGGCGCTGACCCCTCCGACTGGGACGGGGACGAACCAGAGTTTCGGCGCGACCGGCACCCGGAAGACGATGTCATGAACACCGACCTCGCCACGTCGATCCACGCTGGCGACGATTACCCGCAGCGCGGCGCGGCGTGGAACGAGTTCTGCGAGATCCTCGCTGGATTCACCCCGCGCTTGCGGCTCGAGGCACAGGAGCGCGGCGCGGAGTACGGACGTCGCCAGCGCGAGCTGGCCGACGAAGACATTGCGGAAGGCCGTCGCGCCACGCGGCCCGAGTGGACCAACGGCGCGTACGAGGGCTGGTTGCCGCGCACCGCTCGGTGTGCCTTGCGGTACGAGGCCGTTCTGGACGCGGCGGCGCGGGCGGCGTACGAGGCGTAGAGGCGTTTGCCCGCCTCGAATCGCTGCACAAAACGGGAGTAAAGGCTCCTGCTTTATGGATTTGACGCATATCCCGTCTCCCGACCTCTACCGGGAACTCAACAGCCGCCGGGGAAAGCTCGGCGGCCGCCCGGCGAAGGTCACCACCTGCACAAAGTGCGGCAACCCCGTCACCGCCCGCCAGGCGCGGCAGAGGTGTCCGCACACCCTTCTGGGCAGGTAGTCGCCCGGTACTCACAATATCGGCACGTGTAGAAAACGCCCAGCGCGTATCCGGTCGCCGGCCGAAACTCGGCAAGCGCCAGCCATTGCCGGCAGCGCTGGCACTTTTTTTTGTCGAGCGCAAACCGCCGCCGCACAAATAGCTCAATCTGTCGCGCCGAACAGTATCCCTTGCTGCCGCGCGCGGCCTCGATTGCCTCTAGCAGTTCAATGGCCAGTGCTTCGTTGTCGCTCACGTGCCGGCCCCGCAAAAACACGGCTTGCCATTTGCCGCCAACCAGTCCAAACGCGCTTCGCCCTGCAATTCTTGTGGAGGGACGGGGTAAACCATGCCAACGTCTCCACAAATCGCGCAGCGGGGCTCCTGGACGCCAAGAACGGCCTTTTGCTGGCCCGGTGGCCGGCGCGAATAGTCGCCGTCGTAAAACCAGCGCTCAAGGTGCGGCACAAAGTGCTTGCGGTCGCGGAAGCGCTTGACGGCATGATGCTCGGCCCATCGGTCAAACGAAACTTGGATCTTTCCCAGCCACTCCGTAATCGACGCTTCGGATTGTGCGAACTCGCGCTCGGCTGCGTTGGCCGCGCGAGGGACATTGCCAGGCTCAAGCCACGTCTCGGCGAATTGGTCAATTTTGGCGCGGATCAACTTTGTCGGGTCGGGCTCGCTCCAGTCAATTTCTGGTTGCGGCGTCTTTGTCGCCGTTGCCGCCGCTGCGCTCTTCGAACCCTGAACGGCGGCATCAAGGAATCCGGTATCAGGTATCAGGTATCCGGTATCAGACGGTGCTAGCCCTGGGTTTGACCCCCTATGATAGACCCCAAAACCCTGGGTTTGACCCCCTATCATAGACCCCAAAACCCCAACTTTTCCGCAACTCGACCCCCTATCATCGTTTTTTGCCATAGTACTACCCAATTCGGGGTAGTTTTTTGGCTCTGGTATAGTACTTGGGGCTTCCTTGTAGTGCGGTCGCTGGTGTTTTGCCCAGGCGACGATCTGGACGTACTGGACGCCTTCAACAACGTAGCGAACGATGAATCCGGCGGCCGCCAGCGCCTGCATTGCCTCCTCCACGTCGAAGTCGTCGCCGGGAAACAGGCGCATCTTTAGTCGCCGCGGTCGGTCTTCCAGCCGCCCTTCGCGGTCAGCTTCCGTCCACAGGCCAATGTACAGCAGCCGCGTCAAAGGCGGCAGTTCCGCCAGCAGTTCGTTGGTGAAAAAGCCGGGTTTAATGTTGCGGGCGCGTGGCATAGATATCTCTTTCGTGCATGCGATGTAGCCTTTCATTAACCACCAACTCTGCCCACATATGCATCGCCGATCCCACCGGATACCGCTCGGGATCGCGCAAAATCAGCGCCGCCGCCTCCTGGTTGTCGCGATCGTAACGCTGCCGCGCCTCCCAAATGGTCGCCTTTTCCTGGCGCTTCATTCCGCCACCCCGATAACACGGATCACCGCGCCAGGCACATCAAGCGACCCAACCTCCTCGCCGGGAAACGCCTTTCGCGCCGACACGTCAACAATCCGTGCGTCGTCCTCAATCGTGCCGGCCGTCACCAATGCGTCAAACGTCGAGCGCAGCAGTTTATCCAGATCCGGCTTTTTATCCGGCCAGGTCCTACGCCGCTTGGGCGCGCTGGCTGGCTTCCGCAGCGTAAACACAACCTGCACGCGCACCGGCCCGGCAATCCTGCCCCCGGCCTCCCGCGCCGCGAACACAACGGCCTCGCGCCACGGCTTGACCTTTTTGCTGCTCTCGATCATCACACCGCGGCCAACGTGCCGCTTTGAGCCTTGTGGCGCTGGATCGCCATAAACCACGAATCCAACTATCTCAGTCATTCTCTTGCCTCCTCCTCTCCAGCCATTCCGCCCACTCCCGCTCCCGCGCCTCCCGCTCCATCGCCTCCGCCCCAGCCTCCGCGGCCTGGGCCGTCGCCAGCGCCTCGGCCGCCATCAGCCCGTATTTGGCGGCCAGCGTCGTACACTCGGCCTCGTTGAGAGCGGCGCACATGTCCGTGAACTTCCGCGCCGCTTCGCGGGAGGTCTCGGCGAGGGCGTGGAGGCGGGTGGGGTTGGGGTCATTCATCGGTGGCCTCGGCGAACATATCAATCTGCCGGTCGTCATCATCGAAATCCAAATCCACTTTCGCGGATGCCAAGTTCTTCAGCGCTTGCCGGTAATAGCTCTCTTTCAACTCCGCTCCGATAGCCTTGCGTCCGTTGATGAGAGCCCCGTAGCACTCGCTGCCAACCCCCATGAATGGCGTCAGCACGACCTCACCGGGATTCGTCCGAAGCACTACCGTCCGCTCTATCACGTCCAGTTGCAGTGGGTGCATATGCCGCTCATCCTCACTTTCGCGGGCTTCGCGGTACGGCAGCACTCGCTCAAGCCGGACATCATCCCAGAACGCCGACGCGTATTGCCGCCATATCCAATGACTGAAGCGGTTCTCAATCTGGTTCCCTTTCCATCCGCGGTACTGGATCAATTCCGATGGGATGGGGCGCGCCCCGGCGTAACGCATCAGCCCCTGCGGGTGCGTTACTGGAATTGGGTTCTCCCCTTTCTTGCGGAACAAAAGCAGGTAGTCGGCCCCGGCCACATCGCAAAGCGTCGAGTCCTCTACCATCTGCCGATGGGCAAGTCCCTTCGCCATGGTCCGGTTGCGGACCTCTAGCGGCTCCTTCCATACGTGATAACGGGCGGCGTAGGACCATCCGTGCTTCTTGTGGGCGCGGATAATGTCGCCGGTGAAATCGATCAAGTCGCCCCCGACGTTAGCGCCGTTATCAGGCACGTCCATGCAATGCACGGCAGTGCAACGTCCGGGGAGTGTCAACCGGCCAATCTCATCGATGACGTGATCGTAGTGACGGAAGAACTCCTCGTAGCTACGACAGTTCGACAAGTCTCGATCGCTCGAAGAGTAGTGGTACAGCCCGCAGAATGGCGGGGAGTAAACGGATAGGTGGACAGACTCCGACTTCAGCCCTCCCATGACCTCAATGCAGTCGCCGTTATATGCGGCATAGTTTTGCGTAATCACCTGATCGTTTACAGCCATGATGGAATCTCCTGCTCTCTCTTGAAATGGGTGGACCGGTCGATATGTAACTCGTTGTTCATCAGCTCGACCATATTGGCGAACATCTTTTCCGCTTGCGCCGCCTTGCGGTTTAGGTTGGCCAAAACTCCGGCCTCGCCTTCGCTTGAAACCATGTCGATGGTGACGTCTCGCTTTTGCCCAAATCGCCAGCAGCGCCGCACCCCTTGATAGAACTGCTCAAACGAGTGCGATGGAAATGTGGCCTGATGTGCGCATCGCTGCCAGTTCAGGCCGTAACCGGCGATCTGCGGCTTTGTGATAAGCCGCGACAATTGCCCGGATGCGAATGCAATCAATAGTTCCTCCTTCCGCTCGTCGGAATCTGCTCCGGATATCTGCTCGGCACCCTTGACCAGTTTTTTGAGCAGGTCCCCTTCCGGGTTTAGGTGGCACCACATAACCGATGAGTCATGCGCCGCTACAAGCTCTGCGACTTTTTCGCACCGCTCTCGAATAGTTCGCCGCCGCTCCTCTTTCTGCTCCGGTAGCGTTCGGGCCGGGGTGTCGAACAACTGCCCCTCGCGTGGCCGCGAAGCGTGGATAACGTGCTCCCGCATGTTCAGCGCTGGAAGGTCAAATCCTTCGTCACTGAACCCGATATCAGAAGGCTTGCGAACGGCGCGGGAGAACGAAACGACCCATCGCCAGAAGTCACGCTCAGCGTATGCCCGCAGTCGGTAGGTATCTCGCCCCCAAGCCACGCCACCAGTGCCGTTCTCGCGCTTGAAGAACTTGGAAAGCATATCGTAGTAGCCCATATATCCAAGCGCTTCTGCGGATGTCCCGAGTTCCATGTAATCGTTTGGGGCCGCGGTCGCCGTGCAGAGCAAGCGGTACGGGACAGTCCGCATAAACTCCGTGACGGCCGCTTTAGTAGCGCCGTCGAAGTTCTTTAGGATCGAAGACTCATCGCAGATGACCGCACCGAAGTCATCTGGACTAAACTTGTCCAATCGCTGATAGTTGGTCACGACGACCGATGCCGACGATGGCAGTTCCCCCGACTTGGAACGGAACGACTGGATGCCAAACTTCTCGGACTCGGTTATGGTTTGCGCGGCCACCGCGAGCGGGGTTAGAACAAGGGAGTGCTTGTTCGTATGTCGCGTTGCATTGTCGGCAAACGTCAACTGCATGAGCGTCTTGCCTAGCCCGCAGTCGGCGAACAGCGCCGCCCTGCCTTTGGCGCAAGACCACTCAATTAGTGACTGCTGAAACCCGAACGCCATGCGAGGAATCGACCGCACTTGGAATCCGTAGGATGATCCCAGGTCAGCCTTTGTCTTCAGGAACTCTTTGTATTTATTCATTTCCTGTTCCATCAAAACCTCTTCTGCCATCCAATCTCCCATCCCCAACACCGCCCCCCGCTCGTCCCATCCGTTGCGCTCGATCTCGGCGGCGCACTGCAACTGCTCGGCGCGACAGTAGTCAATCGTGGGCATTGCGCGCCATCCGCAACACCAGCGCCCGAATCACCTCCGGGCAAGCGCTCATCCGCGCCTGACACGCAGGGCACGGTTCGCCGTAGTCCGCGCTCTGCGGATAGTGCGTCAAGTCCTGGCAGTTCTGCATCATATTGCCGAACAGAACCGCTTCCGTGGACGTGCGCCACGCCGCGCGAATCTCCGGTTTCAGCGCGTCCCATTCCGGGATCGGTTGTCCGGTGGCGAGCGATACGCCGCCCGTGTGGGCGCGGTAGGCCTCGTAGGCTAGTTGGTCGAGTTGCATAGTCATTTCTCCTGTTTAGCCGCTGCGCACAGCGGGCAAAGGTCGATAGTGTCCCAGCGTCCGCCCATATTGGTACGGAGGTGGATATCTGATACTTTCGTGCGGTGCTCCAGGCAAATTGGTGCATCACAGGTCGTAGCTCCGCGCGGTACGTTACTGCCCATGGTGCGCCCAAACCGATGAACTGAACCGTCTTGGCGGGTCCATATCTTCCCGTCACAAAGCAACCGTGATGGCTTGCCGCATGTACTACAAGGTGCTGCCTTCATCCCTTCCCCATCGCCGCCGCCGTCCCCGGCGTGGCCTCCTCCTTGGTCAGTTTGTCGTAGGCGCGTCCCATCCCGTCCCGCGCCCAGATGATGCCGTCGTCGGTCGGGTTGATCGGAACCCCGATGGACAACAGGTATCGCGTCGCGTCGTTGACCACCTGGGGCGAGAAGGTCATACGGCCCTCAGCGTACCGCCGCGCCATCCAGTGCAGATCGGCGCAGATGCGGCGCAACGCAGCGTTCTCGTTGCGAAGTTGTTGTTGCGTGGTCACAGTCCCCGCCTCCGAAACCAAGCCGCCATCTCGGCCTCCCGCGCTATGTCATCGGCGCAAACGTATGCAATCCGCTGGGCCTTCCCCGCCACCGGCGCAGGCTTCGCGAAGACCTGCGGGCCGATCTCGATAGGGACATCGGGGACGACGGGCCGGGGCTTGACAGGCGGAGCGGGCTTCGGCTTCGGCACGGCCTTGACCTGCTTTGGCAGGGCGACGGGCTTCGGGATCTTCTCTCCCCGCTTTCGTCGCGCCTGATCCCGCTGGTAAGCCAGCAAGTGTTCCTTGCAACGCCCGTTCGCGTGGACTGGCCCCCCGCAGTCGTGGCACGTCCCGAGCGGATACGGCCGCGTGCCCTGATCGTCGAGCGCCGCGCGAAACTGCTCTGGCTTCGTGCCGCGGATCTTGCGCTGGTACTCCCGGCAAACTTTCCGATTGCAGGGGCGGCAGTGGGCATTCTTGAGCGCCGGGTCGCGCGGGGCAACCAAGCAGATGGCGCAGATGGTCTTCTTTGCGGTCATTTGGCGGGCTCCTCCGTCATGCGCTTCCACTGCTCCCAAGTCACCACCAGCACCGGCTGGCCGGTTACGCGAATCCACGGTCCGTTGCTGGTCACGGCCTCCACGGTCGCGTGGACGTTCGACCGGGTGACGTCTCCAATCGTCGGGTGCCAGTAGACACGGTGGACGCTGCGGGGCGCCGGGCGCTCCATTCGTTCTATCTCCATCCTCTCCTCCTCTCGATACTCTTCAATCTCGCGGCGCGTCGGCCGCCGGTCCTGCGCTGGGTCGTCAACTCTCCGCATCATCCAAATAGCCGCCCATTCATGTGTTTACCCTGCACACCGCTCCACGTCGATGCGCTTGCGTGGTGCTCGATCCGATCAATCAACACCATAGCTCTCGTTTCTTTCGACTTCGGAACGTAGGGTCCGGACCACCGAACATCTAGACCGATATTCCTCGCCACGTTTGTTGAGTCAGCCGAAGAAAGCGGCAATTGCGAAAAGATTGTGGGGTCCAGCATTCGCAAGCCGTGTAGCTTGCAAAGCGGCATCCCTTGTTCGTTGCACGCGGTCATCATGACTTCGTGCATCCGGCCCCACCATTTGACCGAGCCGATCTCCCAAAACTCACCGCTGCTGCCGATGGCAACGCGCGGCCAGTCTTTCACCAGCCCAGCCAGCCGCTCCAGGGGCTCGTGCATGTGATATACGGGAACCGAGACGTGGCGCGGCAAGGTCCATTGCTCGATGAGTGCGTCGTTCTGCGCCGCGTTGCCGTCGATCTTGTCGGGGATAAGGCACCAGTCGAAACCGGGATGCAGCACCCAGGTAGCCACAAAATCCCGGTACGCCGGAGCATCAATGTCGCCCTTGCCTGCCGTGAATAGTGGGTACGCGCCGTTGTCAAGAATGAAAGACTGGCACATTTCCGCAACTAGTTCGATCTGCTCTGAATTCGCAAATGAGACACAGGCGTGGCGTCTTGCGTACGCTTGAATCGCCGCTGACCTAGGCGTAATCGGCCCTCCGTGGTAATGGATCATGTCTTCCTCCTCGCCGTCACAAAAATATGCTCGACCCCTAACGTGGCCCGCAACTCCCACCCGTGTTTGGCCCAGTCTGGAACCTTCGCTCGAAACGCTGCGTAGACCATGTCATGCAACGAGTCTGGGTCGTTGATGGCGTCGCGGATCACTTCGAGGGCCCGCCGGTCGTGCATGGGCACTGCAATCGTGTACTCACTCATACGCCACCCCTCCCCGGCAGTTCCACGCGGCGACGGCGTACTGGTCGAGCATCGCGGCTTTCTCGGCGGCCGTCATCCCCTCACCGCCTTCCGCCACTCCTCCGGCGACGCCAGCCTCGTATACGCCGCAGGCCACGCCCAGTCGGCCACGTTCCGGTAGACGAGGTCGATGATCTCGGCCCTGACCGTAGGCGAGGCGAGGGCGGCTTCGATGTGGAGTTGGGGGAGTGTCATCCCGCCACCTCCAGCTTGGATATCTGGCATCTAGGCCGATGAAAAGATCGGCAAGTGGTCGGGTCTCGCCTGATGCAGACTGGTAAAAGTATTTACGCAGTTCGCCAAGAGCCGCAGCTAGTCTCCATTTCTCCAATGCCCGAAACAGATGCTTCCATTCGGTATACCTGGGAATCTCAATCATTCCCCAGTCAGGATCTGGGTAGAAGTAGCGATTCCAAGTGGTTAGGCGCTCTCCACTTCCGGCGCTGAAGTGTTCTGTTTTTACGACTAGCTTCTCAACTTTCTCTGCAATAGCTTTGTCCTGTTCTCGTGTCCAGTTCATATTGTTTTCCTTAAACCCTGCCGCCCTTCCCTTGGCGCATTTCCATTCAATAAGCGATTGCTGAAAGTCGAAAGCCTGCCGCGGGACGTATCGTGCCGGGAAGCCAGACGATGCACCAAAATCAGCCTTGGTCCGCAAAAACTCCTCGTACGTCATCCCGCAACCTCCCCCCGCCGCGCCGCCAGCACCGCCGCAATCTGCCGCAGCCAGCCACCATACTCGGCGATTTCAGCGTCTGTGTATTCGTTTTCCCGCCCCACGGCCTGAAGCGTCTCCAACCATTCGGCTAGCAGCTTGCGAATGCAGCCGATTTGCACATCGTTGTCGATGGCAACGATGGCGTGGCGGCTGGCGTGGATCTGACAGACGTACTGTTTGCAGCGCAGGTCCGCCCCGCGCAGGTCCGCCTCGCGCAGGCTCGCCCCGCGCAGGTCCGCCCCGCACAGGTCCGCCCTGCTCAGGTCCGCCCCGCACAGGTTCGCCCCGCGCAGGTCCGCCTCGCGCAGGTTCGCCCCGCGCAGGTCCGCCTTGCTCAGGTTCGCCCCGCGCAGGTCCGCCTCGCGCAGGCTCGCCCAGCTCAGGTCCGCCTTGCTCAGGTCCGCCCCGCTCAGGTCCGCCTTGCTCAGGTTCGCCCCGCTCAGCGTATCGAAGTTTACGGTGTGCAGCACCGCGCCATCTTTATGTCTGATCTCAATCATTCTCCACCTCCATCCGTCGCAGCCTCTCCACCGCATCGACCCACAACCCGCACTCCAGCTCTGCCGCCCGGATCCGCTCGTGCAGATCCTGCGGCGTTGATCCGACGCGAATCAGCGACAGCGCCAACAAGGTGGCCGTGCGTCGCTTGTTTACCAATGCCCGCTGCTCGTCGAGTGTCAGCGGCGGTTTCATCTTTCTCATGCGTTCCTGCTCCAGTAAAAATTCCTCTGCGAACCAGTCATGCAGTCCCAGGCGTGCGCCGGGGTCCGCGTATTGTGCCGCGCAGCGCAGTTGCTCCGCGCGGGCGTAAGCGATGGTCATGGTCAAGCCTCTGGCGTTGTACGCGCCCGCAGCTCCCGCAACTCGGCGATCAAAGCGGGCAGTGCGCTGTAAACCGGGTCCATCGACGAGTCCCACAGCGGCGCATTGTTGTAGTGTTCTTCCAACTCGTCCAAATCAATCCTGTTGTCCATAGGTCTTCTCCTCATCTTCCAGATACTCCTCTCTCATTCGTCTCTGTTCTCGCTGCTCCCGCGCCTGATCGGGCGGTCTCATTGGGCCTCCGGTTCGGGCGGCACGGGCAGGGCGTGGGTCGGAGCGACGACATACCCATCGTCCGGCCTGACCCACATCTGCGCACTTCCTCGCCATGCCGCCCGCACCCACCGCTCGCAAAACGGCTCCCACACCAGCCACCAATTCCCGTTTTTGTGTTTCTCGCTGATCGGCTGCGGTGTAATCGCCTCCAGCGCAGCGTCCCGCTCCTCTCGTAGCCGCGCCGTCTCGCGGTCCAGCTGTTCGTACCTTACGCGCCAATTATCTACGCTCATATCCTCTCCTGTTGGCATCCTGCTACTTCTCCTCCGTAGAACGACTTTCGACTTCTTTCGTCAGCCAGGACCAGGGAATCCGAAAGATCTTGCCGAAACGCTGATAGGGGATCTTTCCTTCGTGAAGCATCTTGTTGACCATCGCTTTGCTGATGTTCAAGTACTCGGCGGCTTCGGTGACCTTGGCATACCCCTCTTTAGGTGTGATGCTCACGCTAGTTCCCTCCAAAGATGTCGGAAGGATGGATGACAGCGTTAGGCTGAACCTTCTTCTGTCCAGGCTTCCGTCCGGGGGTGACCGTCATGAGATTGGAAGTGATGTACTGCTGAAGAGAGGACAGAGGATACCGGACGCTCTTGCCGTTCAGCTTGAAGAACTCAGGTCCACCCCCAAAGCGCCGCATCTGGCGAACAGTCTGAAGAGACACTCGCAATGCTGCCGCTATTTCCTTTTCATTCAGCAGCGGCTCTGGGGTCAACGCCGATGACTGATCGTTTTCGTTTCTTTCTTTCAACCTTGATACTCCTTTTCGATCTGATGCCTGTTTCACTATACAGCTTACCAGACTTTACATAGTGTATCACATCTTCTTCTGCGTAGCGTACAGAATTACCAAGCCTCATGAAGCGTGGTCCTCTATTCTGTCGTCTCCACTTGCGAACGCTGGACACAGAGGCACCTGTTATCTCTGCAACGTCATTATCTAAAAGGAGGGGTTTATCGAACATGGAAGTCGTATCTTTTCTACAGGATACGAGAGAGGAGGGAGTTTTGCCCCGCTGCGTTCACAACGGGGCCGTTGGGTAGTTTTAAGGATTTGCGAACCCCGATGTTGTCTTTCGATTATTTTCCTTTAATGAAGTACCTGGGAGGCCCAGGCTGGCAATAAAGCCAGAAGATCGGTCAGGATCCACGGTTTCCACGCCGCCTTGAATCGGGAACAACGGTAATGCTCCTTCCTCAAGAATTGACCGATCTTCAAGATTTACTGCCTGTTAACAATTCATTCAGGCAATACGGGTTCCTTGGGAAGTACCATACGGCGTCCAGGGGTCTCTTTCTCTCTAAGAATATAAGTATTAGGAGGAAAGAGAGGAGTGTATGCTACTTCTCTAGTCTGTCCTTCTCCATCGGTTTCCAAGCTGGAATCATGGCGGTCCCAATTTCCATGATCCGTCATCTCTTTAACCTGAGGTGGAAGCATTGTTCCCCAGGTGGATGCTGATAGTGGGTGGCTACCAGAACTCGGTATCGCTCTTTTAACTGCGACCCTTAGAAGAAATCTTGTTTCACCAATGCTTGCCTTATCCATGGCTGGCCCCAGCGGTGATGCAGCCACCATAACGTCTGCCTGGGGATCTAGGGATTCAGAGAACCCTTTCGACAAGAACAGCATAATGGATTCCAGAGGTGGACGCAAGGATCAAATTGGAGTACACTATTCGATGCTATTGTACAGGAAGGATCAATATGGAAAAAAAGAATTGTATTGTAGAGGGTAGAGAGGGGTTGATAGAGCAAGAGGTCCAGTCTCAGGCGGCGAAGCGTCTGAGGGCAGGGGAAGGGCCTTTAGAGGCCCTCCTAGAAGAGGAGCGCCGTAAGGAGGAGGAGAAGGTAAAAGAGGGGGAGGAGTGGGCGCTATCGTTATCGGAGTTCGTTAGGAAGGCAACGGGGGAGGAGGTGGTTGGAGTGGAGTACGTTGGGTTCAAGTCAGGGAGAAGATCTTTTGAATTGATATGCTTGTAGCGTGAAGATGCTTGGCGAAAGAGATCTGTCGGTTTATCTGAGGATCTCTATTCCCTGCCTGAAGTACTGGCGCAGTGTAGGGTACGGGCCAGCGTATTCCAAATGCAAGAAGAAGGTGTACTACGAGGCGTCTCTCGTAGAGAGGTGGTTGAAGTCTTGTATGGTGGAGCCAGGAGAAGATCCAGCGCCAGAAGAAGATTTTCTTATAGTAGATGGGATCTACGATATTTTTGTATCGGCGCGGAAAAAGAAATAGTTGTGCAGCGGCGATTCTTCTTCTGCTAGACTCTAGTCAGGACCGAAAAGCATTCCTCCCATGCGTTTTGGTCTCGTTCATATATCTCCTGTTGGCATGGCAAGGCCCTACTTCCTCCCGTAGGGCCTTTTTTATTTCTTGGAGAACTCGTGGTATGCCCAGGTTACCGCGCCAGTGAGAAAAGATGAGATGGCGCTTATTGTCGTCCAGATGGTTTTGGCTTTGCCAACTTCTGTCTCAAGCGCCGCGATCTTCTCTTCGCTCTTTCCTATTCGTCCGTTAATCTTGGATAGGTGTTCCAGGATGTGTTCTAGATTGACCCTGCTTTCGGCTACTTCTACTCTAAGATCCGCAAGCAATTGCTCGATCTTGTCCATCTTGTCGGCCCTATCCATGCCTACAGTTTCATCCATGTAGGCTTAATTGAGCGATGATGGGATTGTGAATATAAGGAATGTCCTTGCAGGGGAGTACACCCCTAAGCAGATCGACACCATCATTGCCAACGCCAAGAAGCTGCCTTATCAGGAGCAGGTAGAGCTGGCAAATCTTCTAGAGCAATACGAGAAGATCATGAAGGTGGAGAAGTGCCAGAACAACTTTCTGGACTTCGTTAGAGAGATGTGGCCTGCGTTTATCGCAGGCAGGCACCACAAGATCATGGCAGATGCCTTTGAGAGAGTCGTTAAAGGAGAATGCAAACGACTCATCATTAACATGGGGCCTAGGCATACCAAGTCGGAGTTTAGTTCTTATCTGCTTCCTGCTTGGTTCCTGGGGAAATATCCAGACAAAAAAGTAATCCAGACGGCGCATACCGCTGAACTGGCGGTTGGGTTTGGTAGAAAGGTTAGAAACCTAGTAGGCAGCGATCTCTACCAATCCATCTTCAAAGGAATATCGCTATCCTCTGACAGCAAAGCAGCAGGAAGATGGAACACCAATAAACAGGGTGATTACTTTGCTATCGGGGTGGGCGGGGCGGTAACAGGTAAAGGTGCCGACCTTCTAATTATCGACGATCCACACAGTGAACAAGAAGCTGCTATAGCGGCAACAAGTCCCGGTGTGTACGACAGTGTGTATGAGTGGTACACATCAGGCCCTAGGCAGCGTCTTCAGCCTGGAGGTGCCATCGTGATCGTAATGACGCGATGGAGCAAGAAAGATCTCTGTGGTCAGATCTTAAAGGCTGCGGCACAGAGGGATGGGGATGAGTGGGAGGTGATTGAGTTCCCTGCGATCATGCCTTCCGGCCAACCGCTCTGGCCTGAGTTCTGGCCTTTAGAAGAGTTGGAGAAGATCAGGGAAGAACTTCCTGTCGCCAAGTGGAATGCTCAATATCAGCAGAACCCCACCTCAGAAGAGGGCGCTCTTGTAAAGAGGGAGTGGTGGAAGATCTGGGAAAAGGATGATCCTCCCAAGTGTGAGTACATCATTCAGTCCTGGGATACGGCGTTGACGAAAGGAACGAGATCTGACTACTCAGCTTGCACTACCTGGGGAGTCTTCTACGATACAGATACTGACGGCAAGAAACGAGCAAACATCATTATCCTTAACGCTTTTCAGGATAAACTTGAGTTTCCTGAACTCAAGCAGAAGGCGTTAGAAGAGTATCGGTACTGGAAACCAGACACCTGCATCATCGAAGCCAAGGCAGCAGGTGCGCCACTTGTATTTGAATTACGCAAGATGGGCATACCGATTCAAGATTACACTCCATCGAGAGGGAATGATAAGATAGTTCGCGTGAACGCTGTTAGCGATATATTCGCTTCCGGGTTTGTTTACGCGCCTCCTTTGCGTTGGGCAGAGGAAGTGATAGAGCAGTTTGCTTCATTCCCCAACTCTGACCACGATGACCTTGTTGATAGCTCTACTCAGGCGCTGTTACGCTTTCGGCAAGGTGGGTTTATCTCTACGCAGAGTGACGACGAAGAAGATGACTTTGCGTATACGAGAAAGGCAGACTACTATTAACCAAGGAGTTCTATGTCATTCAATCCTAATCAATTGGCTACCATGGACGAGGTGGATCAAATCGTAGCCAAGTTGAACGCCGCTGGTATTGGAGGCGGTGTTGTGGCTATCTATATCCCGCAGTGGTCTGGTCCGTTCCCGGAGCCTTCTGATGGCGCGGCGCGGCAGTATTGCCTCACCTACGCTAACGGATCAACTGGACACAATGTAGGCTTGATTCGTTCTACCATCAACAGTAACCCTGGTCTTTGGCAGCAGATGTTGCAGGCCGATGCCATCCCCCCTAGCGAGTAGACCTCTAGCGAGTAGACCTCTAACGAGTAGACCTCTTATGATCGACAAGCCTCTAGATGAAATGCCTTTCTCCGAAGAAGAGGAGAATGCCGAAGTTGAAGTCGGGATATTGAATCCAGAGGCTGTCTCGATTGAAACAGAAGATGGTGGGATGCTGATTGAGTTTGGACCTCCTGAAGAAGAGGAAGGTTCTCTCGCCAGCGTCCCGCACTCTGCTAACCTCGCAGAGCATATTGACGATTCCGATCTGTCTTCGATTGGAATGAAGATCCTGGATGTATATCAGGAGGATCTCAATTCGCGCCAGGATTGGGAGAGGGCTTATAAGGATGGCCTAGACTACCTCGGGGTGAAGACTGAGGACAGGAATAAACCCTGGGCTGGCGCTTGTGGGTTGTACCACAACATGATTATGGAAGCAGCAGTTCGCTTCCAATCCAACGCCATTATGGAGATCTTCCCGGCGGCTGGTCCGGTAAAGACTCAAATCATTGGTGAAGTAACGGAAGAGAAAGAGGATCAGGCTCTTCGGATCCAGACCGATATGAACTACCTGCTCACGCAGGATCTGAAAGACTATCGGCCTGAGATGGAGCGGTTGTTGTTCGGGTTGTCCCTTTGCGGATCTGCCTTCAAGAAGATCTGTTTCGATCCTCTTACGGATATGCCTGACGCCAAGTACGTTCCGGCGCAGGACTTCATCATGCCCTACGGGGCGACCTCTCTTAAGAGCGCCAGCCGCTATATCCACGTTCTCACCAAGAACTCTAACGAGATCAAGAAGCTACAGTACAGCGGCTTCTATCGGGATGTAGACATCCGTCCTGATTACGATTCCAACTCTCAGCTTCAGGACAAGATCGACAAGATCAGCTACGAGTACAAGCAGGGAGACGAGGATTCGATTACGCTTCTTGAGGCGCATATCGACCTGGATATCCCCGGCCTGGAGCATACGGATGAAGATGGAGAGGCGACTGGGATTGCTCTACCGTATGTCGTTACGGTAGACAAGTCTTCTGGTAAGGTTCTCTCGATCTATCGGAACTGGGATGAGGATGATCCCAAGAAGAACAAGCTGATCTGGTTCAGCGCCTACAACTACGTCCCTGGGATGGGCGCGTATGGGTATGGCCTCATCCATTTGATTGGAGCGAATGCTAAGGCTTCTACGGCTATCCTGCGCCAGTTGATTGACTCTGGCACTCTGGCTAACCTTCCTGGAGGTCTGAAGGCTAAAGGGATGCGGGTGGCGGGAGATGACTCGCCAATCCAACCTGGAGAGTGGAGAGACGTAGACGTTGCGAATGGAGACATCGCTCGTTCGCTCTACCCCCTTCCGTATAAGGAACCCTCGCAGACTCTCTTCCAATTGCTTGGCAACGTAGTAGAGGATGGCCGTAGGCTGGCTTCTATCGCGGATGCTGAGATTGGAGATGTCAATTCGCAAGCGCCAGTAGGGACTACCTTGGCGATTATGGAACGTGCGCTCAAGGTGATGAGCGCCATCCAAGCTAGGCTTCATGCTTCGTTGCAGGACGAGTTCTCTATTCTCGTCCGTGTTATCCGCGACAGTGGATCGGAGCGATACAAGATTGACTTCGGGAAGATGAATGGGAGCAAGCGGTCTGATTTTGACGACCGCATTGATGTGATCCCTGTCTCTGACCCGAATGCGGCTACGATGTCGCAGCGAGTAATGCAGTATCAAGCTGCAATTCAACTTGCTGCCCAAGCGCCGCAGTTCTACGACCTGCCTGAGTTGCATCGAAAGATGCTGGAAGTCCTCGGTGTGAAGGATGTTAAGAAGATCATCCCTGAGAAGGTAGACGCTCCCCTACTTGACCCGATCTCAGAGAACACTAACATCACGAACATGAAACCTGCTAAGGCATACTTGACGCAGGATCATCAGTCTCACATTACGTCTCATATGAGCTATGTGCAGAATCCTCTCGTCCAGCAGCAGTTGGGACAGAATCCTCAGGCAAACGCCATCTTCGCTGCGTTCATGGCGCACATTGCGGAACACGTTGGTTTTGCATATCGCAATCAGGTCGAGCAGAAGCTCGGTATACCGCTCCCTCCTCCGGGAGAGCCTTTACCCGCAGACATCGAAGCGAACCTCTCCAAGGCCATTGCAGACGCATCTCAGGCCCTTCTACAGCAAGCGCAAGGACAACAGGCCCAACAGCAGGCTCAACAGCAGGCTCAAGACCCGATTGTCCAGTTGCAGCAGGCAGAGTTGCAGATCAAGCAGGCTGAACTCCAGCAGAAGGCTCAGGAATCTCAGCAGAAAGCGCAGTTGGAGATGGTGAAGAACCAAACCAAAGCTCAATTGGAGACTGCTAGGATCCAATCTCAGAATCAAATGACACAACAGGCTGCTGCACAACGCGCACAGCAGGCTCAAAGTGAACTGGCGCTGGACAACCAACGGCTTCAATTGGAAATCCAGCGTTTGCAGAAGGACCGTCAGGAGTCTGAATCCCGTATTCAGCTAGAAATGCAGCGGATGCAGACTGAAAACGATATGGCGAAAGCCAAGATCGCAGAAATCTTAGCCAGGATGGACACGTTAGGGACGAATGCTGGACCTACGCAGTAAGTTTTTCAATCGGCTAAACGAGTTATCGGAGACGAACGCCACTCATCTAGTCTCCGGTGCCTGCATGGACCATGCAGAATACAAACTGATGGTGGGAAAACTCGCAGGACTACAGCAGGCTCGTCAAGAGTTCCAGGAAATCTGGGACAAACTGATGCAGCAGGCTGATGAGGACTGACGCAATCGCTATATAGCGCAGAAGGAAGACAATGCAAACACTGCCAACTCCAGTTGGTTATAAGATCCTCGTTAAAATGAGGAAAGCTGTAGAGGAAAAGACGAAGAGCGGTATCTATTTGCCCGATCAGGCAAAGGAAAACGAGAATACTGCCTCTCTCATCGCAGAAGTAATCGCCTTAGGGCCTGATGCCTACAAAGATTCCATCAAGTATCCTAATGGCGCTTGGTGTAAAGCAGGAGATTGTATTATTCTCCGTAGCTATTCTGGAACTCGCATGAAAATCGAGGGAGAAGAGTACCGTTTGATTAACGACGACACTCCTGAAGCTGTTGTTCCCAATCCTGATGCGGTAGAGAGGGTCTAATGCCTGAAGAATACATGGAATCTGACCTGATTATCCCCGGCAAAGAGGATTCTGACGTTGCTGTTGCTACTCCTGAAGAGGAAGAGCTTGAGATTGACATAGTTAACGACACTCCTGAGGATGATCGTCGTCCTCCTCGGAATGAAACGCAGCAAGCAGAGCCTGTTAACGAAGACGACGAGTTGAAGAACTACTCGGAGAGCGTACAGAAGCGCATTAAACGTTTGAAGTACGAGTTCCACGAGGAGCGCCGTCAGAAGGAACGCGCCGACAGGGAGCGTTCTGAGGCATTGACCTACGCTTCTGCTTTGCAGCAGCAGATCGAGCAGTATCGTCAGCAGAACGAAGTAAATCAACGGGCCTTGATTCACACTTCTGCCAAGCAGAAGGGATCTGAGTTGGAAGCTGCTAAGAAGATGCTGAAGGAAGCATATGAAGCTGGCGACACGGACAAGATGGCAGAGGCACAGGAAGCGATTTCTGTTCTTGCCAATGAAAAGCGTGTTCTTGACTCATACACTCCACCTAATCCCTCTAGCGTAAGCTATCTACAACCAGCTACACCTCAGGAAGTACAGCAACCTGTAGCATCACGACCTGCACAACCACAGGCCTCTGCTAAGGCGGTTTTATGGAAAGAGAATAACCCCTGGTTTGGCGAAGATATGACCCTTACTGGGTACGCCATTGACATCCACA